TGGAATGGAACTACGAAGGATTTATTGATGAGTACGGAGTTCCAGTATTTAATACACCTGACACAGATGTCTTCGCCTCAGACGGTGAACTAATAGATATAGGTGTAATAGATAATTGGCAGAACGAAGCTGATGGTTTAAAAGACGATCAAGATGCTTTAAATGAATTTTATCGACAGTTTCCAAGAACAGAAGAACATGCGTTTAGAGATGAAACAAAAAATAGTATATTTAACTTAGTAAAAATATACGAACAAATAGATTATAACGAAGAATTAAGTAGTAGTTTAGGTGTAACACAAGGTAACTTTGCTTGGGTTAATGGTGTTAAAGATACTAGCGTTATATTTTATCCAGATCCAAAAGGTAGATTTAAAGTTAGTTGGACACCTAAACAACAACTACAAAATAGAGTGGTAATTAAAAACGGCGTTAAATATCCCGGCAATGAACATATGGGTGCTTTTGGATGTGACTCATATGATATATCCGGGACCGTAGATGGTGAAGGTTCAAAAGGAGCACTTCACGGACTTACTAAGTTCAGTATGGAGGACGCTCCTGCTAATAGCTTCTTTTTAGAATACTTATCAAGACCACCTACGGCTGAAATATTTTTTGAAGATGTATTAATGGCATTAGTATTTTATGGTATGCCAATACTTGCAGAAAATAATAAACCTAGATTATTATACTATTTAAGACGTAGAGGTTACAGAGGTTTTAGTATGAACAGACCTGATAAAGTTTGGAATAAATTATCTGTTGCTGAAAAAGAAATAGGTGGTATACCAAACTCTAGTGAAGACATAAAACAAGCTCATGCAGCTGCTATTGAAATGTATATACAAGATCATGTAGGTATGAAGCAAGATGGTACATTTGGCAATGTTTATTTTAATAAATTATTAAATGACTGGGCTAAGTTTGATATAAATAAAAGAACAAAGTTTGATGCTACAATAAGTAGTGGGTTAGCTATAATGGCTTGCAATAGACATTTGTATGCACCAAACGTTAAAATTGAAAAACCAAAATTAAATATACATATTTCTAAATATTCTAATAATGGAAATATGTCTCAAATAATCAAAGAATAAATATGGCATATTCTAATAAAAGTTATTTTCCTAGCCAAGTTGTAAGCGATGCTGAAAAGCTAAGTTATGACTATGGATTAAAAGTTGCTAAAGCTATAGAGCACGAGTGGTTTAATGATGATGCTAGCTTAAATAGGTATATGAATACTCGTAATGATTTTCATAAATTAAGACTTTACGCTAGAGGCGAACAGTCAATACAAAAATACAAAGATGAATTATCTATTAATGGTGATTTATCTTATTTAAATTTAGACTGGACGCCAGTACCTATAATAGCAAAGTTTGTAGATATAGTTGTAAACGGTATTGCTGAGAGAACATACGACATAAAAGCTTATTCTCAAGATCCACATGGTATTGCTAAAAGAACAGAATACATGGAATCAATAATGAGAGATATGCAAAGCAGAGAGTTTAACGATACTGCTCAACAAACTATGGGTATTAATCTTTATGAAAATGATCCAAACACTTTACCTGTAACACAGCAAGAACTAGATTTACATATGCAGCTTAGTTATAAGCAAGCTGTTGAGTTAGCAGAAGAGCAAGCTATAAAAGTTTTAATGGAAGGTAATAAATACGAATTAACTAAAAAACGTTTTTATTACGATTTAACTGTATTAGGTATAGGCGCTGCTAAAACTAATTTTACAACATCCGAAGGTGTAACTATAGATTATGTTGATCCAGCTGATCTTGTTTATTCATATACAGACTCTCCGTATTTTGACGATATATATTATGTTGGTGAAGTAAAGTCAATACCTGTTAACGAGCTTGCAAAACAATTTCCTCATTTAGAGCAAGAAGATCTTGAAGATATAATGAATAACAAAAATTATAATAGAAATAATTATAATACTCGTTACGATAAAAAGAAAGAAGATAGTAATACAATACAAGTTTTATATTTTAATTATAAAACTTATATGAACGAAGTGTATAAAATAAAAGAAACAGGTAGTGGTGCAGAAAAAATAATACCTAAAGACGATCAGTTTGATCCGCCAGAAAATATGGAAGGTGGTTTTGGTAAGCTATTAAGGTCTATAGAAACTCTTTATGAAGGTGCTTTAATATTAGGCACTAACAAATTACTTAAATGGGAAATGTCTAAAAATATGATGAGACCTAAAAGTGATTTTACTAAAGTTAAAATGAACTATAGTATTGTAGCACCGCGTATGTACGAAGGTAAAATAGATTCATTAGTTAATCGTATAACTGGTTTTGCTGATATGATACAGCTTACGCATTTAAAATTACAACAAGTAATGTCACGTATGGTGCCAGATGGTGTTTATTTAGATGCTGATGGTTTAGCTGAAATAGATTTAGGCAACGGTACAAATTATAATCCGCAGGAAGCTTTAAACATGTTCTTCCAAACAGGTAGTGTTATTGGTAGATCGTTCACGCAAGATGGTGATATGAATCCTGGTAAAGTGCCAATACAAGAAATAACATCTGGAGCTGGTGGACAAAAAATGCAAGCTTTAATAGCTAATTATAATTATTACTTGCAAATGATTAGAGATGTAACTGGATTAAATGAAGCTAGAGATGGTAGTATGCCAGATAAAAATGCTTTAGTTGGTGTACAAAAACTAGCGGCAGCAAATAGTAATACAGCTACAAGACATATACTACAAGGTGGTTTATTTATAACTTCAGAAATAGCAGAGTGTTTATCACTTAGAATATCTGATATTATAGAATATTCACCTACTAAAGAAGCTTTTATACAAGCTATAGGTGTTCATAACGTTGCAACTCTTGAGGAAATGTCAAGTTTACACTTATATGATTTTGGTATATTTTTAGAGCTAGCACCTGATGAAGAAGAAAAAGCGATGCTTGAAAACAACGTACAAATGGCTATACAACAAAAAAGTATAGATCTTGAAGATGCTATAGATATTAGAAATATTAAAAACGTTAAGTTAGCAAACGAAATGCTTAAACTACGTAGAGATAAAAAAATTGCAAGAGATCAAGTATTACAACAACAAAATATACAAGTACAAGCACAAGCTAATGCTCAAGCACAACAAGTAGCTGCTCAAGCAGAAGTTCAAAAAAATCAAGCTATAACACAAAACCAAGCGCAATTAGAGCAAATGAAAGCACAACTTGATGCACAGAAAATGATGCAAGAAGTTGAGCATAAAAAAGAACTAATGCAACTAGAGTTTGAAATGAACATGCAGTTAAAAAATCTAGAAGTTGAAGGTCAAAAAACAAGAGATAGAGAAAAAGAAGATCGTAAAGATGAAAGAACAAAAATTCAAGCAACTCAACAAAGCGAGTTAATTGATCAAAGAAAAACAGACAAACCACCTAAAAACTTTGAGTCTGCAGGTAATGATATACTAGGAGGCGGGTTTGATTTAGGCGTGTTTGATCCTAGATAAACTTATTAATTATTATTATATTATATTATGGAAGAAAAAAACGAAAACGTAGTTGAGGAAACTACACAAGATACAACACAACAAACTGAAGAAACTAATAAACCAAATATTAATGAAGACGGCGATTATGTCGTTAATTTAGACAAACCAATTGAAAATGAAACTAAAGAAGATAACGCTGACGACAGCAGAGTGGTTGCAGAGCCTGAAAATGCCGAGCCCACACAAGAACAAAAAGAAATACAACCGGAAGCTGAAGCACAAGAAGAAACAGTATTAGAAGAAGTAACTGAAGATACAACTGAAGAGCAAGTAGCAGAAGTAGAAGAAAAAGTTGAAGAAGCTATAGCTGAAGCAGAAGCAACAGGTAAACCACTACCAGAAAACATACAGAAGTTAGTAGACTTTATGGAAGATACTGGTGGTGATATAAATGATTACGTAAAACTTAATCAAGATTATAGTAAGCTAGATGATAATGATGTTGTGTTTGAATATTACAAACAGACAAAACCACATTTAACTAACGATGAAATAAATTTCTTAATGGAAGATACTTTTAAAGTAGACGAAGAAGAAGACACTGATAGAGAAATAAAAAGAAAAAAACTAGCGTTTAAAGAGCAAGTTGCCAGCGCTAGAAGCCATTTGGACAGGCAAAAGTCCAGATACTATGAAGAAATCAAAGCTGGGTCAAAGTTGACTCCGGAACAACAAAAGGCTTGGGATTTTTTTAATAGGTACAACAAAGAATCAAAAGAGCAACAAAAAACTCTTGAAGCAACTAAATCTAATTTTTTAAAGAAAACAAATCAAGTTTTTAATAATAAATTTAAAGGCTTTGAATACAGTGTTGGAGATAAAAAATATAGATTTAACGTTAAAGATGTAGAAAAGGTAAAGAGCAGTCAAGATGATATTGGTAAATTCATAGGAAAGTTTCTTGATGAAAATAACCAAATGTCAGACGCGGCTGGATATCATAAAGCCTTGTATACAGCTATGAACGCAGATGCTATTGCTAAGCATTTTTATGAGCAAGGTAAAGCTGATGCTATGAAAACAAGTGTTGCTAAAGCTAAAAATGTTAATATGGAACCGCGACAAGCTCATGGTGAAGTTAATATTGGAGGCACGAAAGTAAGAGTTTTAGGTAGTAACTCTAATGATTTTAAATTTAAAATTAAAAACAAACGATAACAAT